CAGTTACATCTAGAAGGGAACTGTCCTGTGCGATTCTTCCTACTCGAAACGCGAGCGTTTCTGCGTGGGAAAATCGGCTTTTTTATAGCGGCGCGGGGGCGCGCCTTGGTTTCCGCGCCTAAAGCGGATTCTACGAATCCGCACGGCGCCAACATTCCGCTTCGCGGATTTGTCTCCAAGGAGAGGATGTGTGCCTGTTTAGGCACTTGGTTCGACCGCTGGCGTTGTTTCAGCAGGTTCTGCTGGTGCCGTTGGAGGTTCTTCGGGTGTGCGCTTTGCTAGGCCGAGTTTAACCATCTCATCGGCGTTATTTTCATCATGGACAAAGTCCAAGAATTCGCCAGGGTCGTTGTTGAACCTTTTTCGGAGAGTGCTAGGCATCTCGTCAAAGAGTTCTTTAGATTTTGCGATATATTCTATCGCTTGATGGAAGTCCATCTCTGGAGCTTCCATATATTCGCCCTGGTTTTCGTTAACGAAGCTAACCAGGCCGGTTTTTTGGTATTTGGCCATAATCAGATTGATATCTGTATCTTTGGCCATTGATTGTTTAGTTAGGCCAGGCCCCGTGTCTACAGTGGGCCGTGGCTGTTCTGGAGTTGCCTTGAATGTCATATTTATCTCCTAATTAGTCCTTTTGCTGAATTGCCAAAAGGATTTAGACGGTTTAAGTATCGCATTACTTTACCGAATTGTGTTTGATCGATTTCGGCTTCAATTTTGGAACTGGCAACAGCCTGTTCCATTATCTTGTTTGTTTTTTCAACATTTTCTGTTTCTGCCTGTAATTTTGCAGAATTGAAGTTATAGTTCCTTGCCTGGGCATGCAATGCCTCTGCTTGTGCCTGGGCAGTTCGCATTTGTTGTGAAAGTAGATCGCCCGCTTTAGGTACGTTTTTAGTTTCTGCTCTAGTTTTATCGGTTCCAGCTAACATTTGTCGCAGGCTGCCGGCAGAGTGTGCTCCAGATGCAAAAGCTTCGCCAATATTAGGCACCTGGTAGCCTGCACCCTGCGGGGTTGATGCGCCGCCTACTTTGGCGGCAAGAATTGGGTTTAATCCTGCTTTTCTAAGATCTTCCATTCCTCGCTGAAACGATGTGTTCGACATCTTTTTCTGAAATTGCATCTGCTTTTTAGCTGATGACTTGGACGCTTCGCCTTGTTGGTAGGCACCAAAGGCTGAAAGCCCACCAGTAATTAATGGTCCAGCTACAGCACCGAGTACGGATCCAAGTGAACCAAACATCAGAAGTGATCGATCATGCCGGGTACACCGTATAGCGGCATCGGACGTACACAGCGTAATTTAAAGTATGAGTCGAATATAAAGTCAGGTTCTGTTGCACCTGCAATCAGAACACGCGACATTGGTGGATTATCAGTTATAAACGTATCCGACAGAGTAGGCAGTGAACTGAATTCCTGGGACAAATGCCAGGAATCAAGTGTTCCAGTATAGTTAGATCGGAACGCGCCAGTGATTATCGACGGCTTATAACGGTATTCGGCATAACGTTCTTGATAACCGAATACTTCATCATCAGCCGTACCGCCACCAGTACCCTGTGCATATATTTCTTTATTGAGAACTGCCTGCTCGCCAATTTGAGCGAGTGAGGGCCAATAGAAATCATAGCGTGTTTGACGTGACCAGGCACGGTTAAGGCCCTGCTGATATGTAAGATCAGCACGAACGTTAGCAAAGCCTAGAATAATACAATGCTCTGTGAATGATTTTGTAAAACCATGATTATTGATTGCTGTTGTTGAAAATGCAGATAAATCTGCACCATCCGTTCCAGCTGTGAAATTTGTTTTAACAACCGGATTTATATTTACAGGTGAACTACCGCCGCCCAGGTATTCAGGACGTTGTAACCTGGCATCGGGTGAAGTTACGCCAAAATGCGATCGCACTATTTCTGTATAGCGTGTACCGCCGCGAGCATCGCGTTCAAGCAGTTTTTGTATTTGGAATGCCTGTCGAAGTTGATTAATTGTTGCAGCTGTTGCAGTTGATAAATCAGCATATAATGCATTCGCTTCAGTAGAATCTGATGATGAAGCTGCCAGGCTTACACCACCTGTAGCCATTCGCTTAAATTGAGAATATGAAGTTGAATAAACACCTATTTCTGACGTCGAGTCATGATGTATTTCTGCCTTTGTACCGAGCGGTAAATCTACCGCTTCACCTTTTTGTGGCCAAGGAAGACACGAAGTAAAATAATCGTGGCGTTTACCACGCGATAAAAGTGTGTATTGCGATTCCAGGTCAGGACCGTCATCAGTTTCGACGGTTAAAGAGTCCTGTAAGTTTTGATCGCGGAACCATGTATTATAAATTAGATACATTGCGCGAAGTGGTAGCGCAGAGATTTCAAGTCCTGCAATTTTAGTGGGAACACCCAAGTAATCATATACGGATTCTTCATCGAATCCACCGCCATCTGCGGTTATCGTAGGTACCAGGTAATCGGTTGAATCACCGGGGTCTGTTTGTTCACCCATGAATTTTTGAAAATTTGCCCATACAAGCCTAAGCGGCACGGCAAAGAAAAATGTATCCATATAAAGATTATCCATAACCGGATACAGTGGCGTACTCATACGGGCAAAAGCGGACATATTTAGATTGAATGTATCGCCTGGTAAAGCTTCGTCAAAAAATATTGGAACGAGCTTGCCGGCATCGAACGCCGTTTTATGACCGCTAGAGCGGTCAAAGGATGAGCGCGGTGCAGATACAGACGGTACCTTACTGAATTGGTGTTTCATAACTGATTTCATTTCTGTATCTCCTTACCAGGGAAGAGTTCTTCAACGTTATCTTCCTGTTTGAATAGTGCGGCAGAGCCCAAGTCGTGCAGGTCGTTTGTGACTTCGCCGGTTATGTTGTCGTATGTTCCCAGTCTGAATAGATGGAAGTCAAGCGGATTTTTTGATATCTGTGAATCAGGGTCACGCGCCATGTTTTGAAATGCGCGTATTGCTTCCGAGTTTGTTAGCATAAAGAACGGTTGATTGAATGCCTGGGTAGCTTTGTCATGAATAGAGAATACTTTCAGTTCCATGTTTAATATTCCTGTAGTGAGCGTTTTAAGAAACGTAGTTGTGCCTGCTTTACTTTTTCTTTTACAGCTAGTCTTTCTGGTGTGTTGTCTTTGTTTCGCTTTGCTGCCTTTCGTCTTCGCTGCTTTTTTATTATATCTATATCTTGATATTGTTGATCGTAGTATTTTGGAGGTTGCATTTTTACTCCTCGTTCGATGATGTAATCATCGCGGTATGTTTCGTCGCCGTATTTTTCATACCAGCCCTGACCGATCCCGGGTCTTCGAGACATGGTGTTATATTCGGGTTCAACCTCGAAGTATTCTCCTGTAACCATATCAACCCGATGGTAAGGGCTAAGGCCAAACATAGCAGTTTCAAAAGTGACCTCGCCAATGTTACAAAATCCGTGTGTCCATAGATTATCGAGAATATCAGAAGTATATAGATTGTGCCCTGTATCGGTTTTTCGGAAAAATTTCTTATCGGAAAAGTTATGTCCGAATATAAGCGCGTGATAATGGGGGCGAAGATTTTCATCGCCGTATTCACCGCACATGTAATACCTGATTCTTTGTCCTCGTTCTTTTCGGTTGAGATGTTGCCTATACCTTTTTAAGAAGTTCCGAAAGTGGCTTTTTTCTAGCCCACCATGGGGTGGCAGATTCTCCTCGTTGTATGTGAGCGTTATAAATTGGCTGTCTTGATGCAGGCTGTTTTCGTGCACGCAACGCAGCGCCCATTGTCGACTGCGTTCTAGCCTGCAGCCTACGCATTGGCCGCAAGGCAGCTGCACGGGCATGTCGACGTATCCGTCTTTCGTATTGAAAACGATAGAACGCTTGCCTGATGCGTTTAAGTGGCGAGACTTGTAGCCATTTAGGGGGCTGTAGCATGGCACTGTACATCACAGCCTGATGCCGCCACGCATTGGGGAAGCGCGAAAGTTCTTTTTGTGTGCACCGGTTCCGGTGCGACGGAAAAGCCGCTTAGATTTTCTGTTGTTCATTCTGCGTCTACGCATTGTGTTACCTCCTGTACTTCCTTCAGTTGTCGTAACAGTTTTTTCATCCTACAAGTTTTTGTTCTGAGTGCCTGTTGTTTTTTTTTAAGTGTTTCCCTTTCCTCTAATAACCTGGTTAACTCTGCTTCTAGATCATCGTAGCGTATAAGGTGTGATATGTCCATTTTAGTTACCTCTTTGAAAGTAACTAAAGTTTATTTAAGTGTTACGTGTTTGTCAACACTTTTTACTCCTGTTAGTCGTTTTGGACTGACTTGTGTCAGTCCGGACAGTTACATCTAGAAGGGAACTGTCCTGTGCGATTCTTCCTACTCGAAACGCGAGCGTTTCTGCGTGGGAAAATCGGCTTTTTTATAGCGGCGCGGGGAC